ACTTGTAGAAAACGAATTAACTAGAAACAGTAAACCTAGAACATAACCTACGATCCACTGCCTCATACATACAGTCTAAAACGGTGCAGACACCGCAGGGGCAGCTGGCTTGTCAATCTGTGCATTGTTGATATCCAACTTCACCTTGCGAGCAGGCTGACCATTACGGTCTTCATAGTCTTCAATCTTGGTTGACAGTTGACCAAACACAGTAACCTCAGAACCCTCAACGAGCTCGTGAGATGTTGCGAACCAAACAGTGTAGGTGCGTGTGTAGTCTTCGCCTGTAGCAGACTTGTAGCTCTCAACCAGAGATAGTCCCTGATTGCTTGCTCCGAATACTTTTGAAACTTTGCCCGAAACTTTTACAACGGCCATGATATTTTTTTCCTTAATCTAAATGAATTTACTTATTTATTTGTTGCTCCACAAAGTCTAGTACTAAGGTGCGACAATGTGTGCAGGATTCACACAATCCTTATGATTGCACAACCTGAACCCAGGCAACACCAAACCACCATTACTGTCAATCGGATTCAGATCCTTATCCAGCAAACCCTGATATGGGGTGCAACGCAGCTTGCCATACTGAATCGTCAACGCAGGCTTCACACGGCAGCTGATACATTTCAAATCAGTCCTGCCACGCTTAGCTGCAGACACAATCCACTTGAAACCACAACGGCAACACTCAACCTGATTGTCCTGCATTACAACCCAACCGCAGCCAACAGCTCAGAAACACGATCGGTACGCTCCCAAGTGAAGTCAGGCAACGCCCTACCAAAATGGCCGTAAGTAGAAGTCGCACCATAAATCGGTCGCAGCAAATCAAGGGAATCAATAATGGCGGCAGGCCTCAAATCAAACACCTCAGACACAGCCCGCTCAATCAAAACCGGATCGACAGTGTGAGTACCAAAACACTCAACATAGACACCTACAGGTCGAGCAACACCAATGGCGTAAGCAACCTGCACCTCACACTTACTCGCCAAACCAGCTGCCACAATGTTCTTGGCAACCCAACGCATAGCATAAGCTGCCGAACGGTCAACCTTAGACGGATCCTTACCGCTAAACGCACCACCACCATGACGGCTATAACCACCATAAGTGTCAACAATAATCTTGCGACCAGTCAAACCAGCATCACCCTGCGGACCGCCAATCACAAACTGGCCAGTCGGATTGATAAGCAACTTGCTCTCACGCAAATCAAAACCAAACCTAGACAACACAGGGGCAATCACGAGCTCCTGAACAGCCGCACTAATGTCAGCCTGAGAAACGGCTGGACTGTGCTGAGTGCTAACAACCACAGTGTCAACACAAACAGGCCGATCACCCTCATAACCAATAGTCACCTGAGTTTTACCGTCAGGGCGTAGAAAGTCCACGAGCTCGTGGCGAACACTAGCCAACTGCTGAGAAAGCGAATGAGCAACCTTAATCGGCAACGGCATCAAATCACGAGTCTCATCACAAGCAAACCCAAACATGATGCCCTGATCGCCTGCACCCTGGCTGTCATAGCTATCACCATCAACACCCAAAGCAATGTCAGGCGACTGCTTACCAATAGACACACTCACACCACAAGAATTGCCGTCAAAGCCAACCTCAGAGCTGTTGTAGCCAATATCAAGCAACTTAGCCCGAACAATGTCAGGGATGTTCACAGCCGCATCAGTAGTAACCTCACCGGCAACATGAACCAAACCAGTAGTAACCAAAGTCTCAACAGCAACACGAGCAGACGCATCCTGAGCAAGAATCGAATCCAAAACAGCATCACTGATCTGGTCGCAAATCTTATCTGGATGCCCCTCAGTCACAGACTCCGAAGTGAAAAAACGCAAATTATTCATAAACCCAACCCTACTCTCAAAGAAACAAAAACACTACACATCACAGCTCCCTAACCCGACTAAACGCACCATCAAACAAACTGTCAAAACTGCCAACAGCCCCATGACGGTTCTTCACAACATCCATAACCAGCAAACTCTTCGCACCAAACGCCAACCGATCAGGATGCCCACCCGACAAAATCGCTGTATCACGAGCAACATCCAAATCCGACTGCTTACGACTCAACATCACAATCACATCCGCATCCTGCTCAATCTGACCAGAATCACGCAAATCAGATGCGTTAGGACGGTCATCAGGCTTATTGTCAACCCTACGATTCAACTGAGCCAAAGCAACCACAGCCACGTTGAACTCCTTCGCCAAATTCTTCAGGTCAATGCTAATCTGGGAAACCTTCTCGTAGGCGGATGCCTTCGGGTTGCTCGCAGAAATCAACTGCAAATAATCAATAACAACAACCTGAACATCACGCTTAGCCTTCACAGCCACAAGATAAGCCCGCAGCTGAGAAACAGTCTGCCCACCCTTATCGGCAATAAAGCGTGTAGCTGCGTTCATTATGTGTCCTTCGTTTGTCCGATACCAGCCGTTTGGCTGACATGACTAAAGTACCATAAATGACCCCAAATAAGCAAAACAATATCCTCGGGCGTGGCGAAAGTAACCAAACCGTAATAAAGCCCAAAACAGGCGAAAACTAGGGGTAATTAGAGATAGTGACGGCAACCCCAGACTGCCCAACCGCATACACCTTAGACACCTCCAGGCGAACCACCTGCGAATCATCCCGCCAAACACCCGCACCCTTAGCCGTAATGCCGTCCAGCAGGCTCCTGGTGAGCTTATCGACATCAGGTGGCACTGTAGGCAGCTCACGCTTAACAGTCGGCCTACGAGTCAAATAAAACACAGCCTCAACCTTCACAGCCCCATCAAACTTCCCCAAATCACCTGAAGCTCGCATGCCCTCAACCACAGCCTCAGACACAGCCTTACGCCAAGCAGGTAACTTCGGTGAGCTCTCAACAATCATCGGAATACTCGCACCCGACTTAGTCGTCCTAGTGCCAACATACTTCTTAGAACCCTGCGGAGCAGGATCCACACCAAACACAGTGAAACTGAAACTATCTCTTGCCATAGTAAGCACCCAAAATAACTAGCCAAAAGAAAACCCCTACCGCTCCATTTAGGAACGATAAGGGTTGACTTGTGTTCAACGAATTAACAATCAGCAACAAACCTAGAGCGTAGCCTACGATCCATTGCTTCATCTATTCAGTTTAGAGCATTTTAGAATGGTGCGTTTGTTACTGCAACAGGCTTATCAATTTGAGCATTGTTGATGTCTAGTTTGACTTTACGACCAGGCTTACCAGTCTTATCTTCAAAATCTTCAATCTTCGTAGATAACTGCCCAAAAACTGTTACTTCAGACTCAACAGGAACATCGTGAGCTACAGCAAACCATACTGTCCAAGTGCGTGTGTAATCTTCACCTGTAGCAGACTTGTAAGACTCAACCAGAGATAAACCCTGATTTGATGCACCAAATACTTTTGAAACTTTGCCCGAAACTTTTACAACGGCCATAATCTTTTTTTCCTTTTCTAAATGAGTTTTATTTGTTTTATTTGTTGCTGTAGAAAGTATAGAGCTACGGAGCGACAATATGTGCAGGATTTACGCAGTCTTTATGATTACATAACCTAAACCCTGGCAACACTAAATCACCATTGCTGTTTATAGGATCTAAGTTATCGTTCAACAACCCATGATGCGGGGTGCAACGAAGTTTGCCGTATTGAATCGTTAGAGCAGGTTTGACTCTGCAGCTAATACACTTCAAATCACGCCTACCACGCTTCTCTGCGTTCACAACCCACTTGAACCCGCAACGGCAACACTCAACCTGGTTATCTTGCATTAATAATCTCCCTAATTCTGCTCCTACTACCATCAAACACGCTATCAAAACTGCCTACCGCACCATGCCTGTTCTTCACAACATCCATAACCAGCAACGACTTATTGCCAAACGCTAAACGATCAGCGTGTTCACCATGCAAAATGAGCGTATCTCTAGCAATGTCTTGCTCACTCTGTTTACGGCTCAACATCACAATAACATCCGCATCCTGCTCAATCTGCCCTGAATCACGCAAATCCGAAGCATTAGGGCGGTCATCAGGTTTGTTATCTACACGCCTGTTTAGTTGAGCAAGAGCAACAACAGCAACGTTGAACTCTTTCGCCAAATTCTTTAGGTCAATGCTAATCTGCGACACTTTCTCATAAGCAGAAGCCTTAGGGTTACTCGCACTAATCAGCTGCAGATAATCAACGACAACAACCTGAACATTACGTTTAGCCTTCACCGCAACAAGATACGAACGAAGTTGAGCTACAGTCTGCCCACCCTTATCTGCCACAAGCAAACGATTATCAACCTTCGCAATCATCTCCCCAACCTTAGCTTGCTGATCCTTAGTAAGTTCACCCTTCTCAAGAAGCGATAAGTCAATGTCTAGTTCCCCTGCAACAACACGCTTCAGCAAATCCGTCTTATCCATCTCCAGCGAGAAAAACAGGACATCTTCAGTGCGAGCAATCTCCCAAGCCAACTGCAAACCCACAAGCGTTTTACTAACACCAGGTCTAGC